ACTTTAGTTTTTGCAATAGTTACCAGTTGAATCCATGAAGCCTCTACATCAGCACTAGGAACCAATACCTTTTCCCTTTCCTCTACATCAATTTCAGCCAACCTAGCCATCATTGCTTCACGCTTAGATCGACTCGTATTGAAATCAGGTATCTCCTCCTCTTCGACTTTTCCTACTAACACCCCCCCATTTTCTTTTTCTGTTACTTTTGTCAGTTTTGAATGATGGGGAACCATATTTGTCTCCCATAGCCTTAAAGCATCGTCTTTGTTAAGTAGATCTTTTCCATTGACATTAACAATTGCATCGTTTAAAATACCAGCCCTCTTTTTTTGGGAAACCGCAGATCTACTAACACCTTTCAGCTT